TTTACTCCTATGAGAGAGAGATTGTGTGTAGAGCGGAGAATTCCAGCTCAGAGATTAAATATTCTTGTGAGTCCGGAGCACGTCTCGACGCCCTTGAGAATCGAACTTCTATCGCTCGATTAAAATCTCGAGCACATATCGCCTTGATCACCTCTTGCTCTTTATCGAGAGCGTTTCCGTAATCGAGGATAACATCATGAGGGCGTATCCGATACGCAAATCTAACACGTACAAGTGTTTCGAGATAAGCTCCGACCGGAATCCTTTGTCTCTCGTTTTCTGCGTTCGACGTGTTGACATCTACCGAAAAACCGAGATGTGCCATAGTATTATGAGCACGTCCGAAATAATCCGGGAGCATACGAACCTCTCGAAAACCCGAGAGAGCCGCTATATTTGTAGCAATACTGGATCGAACTTGAGAGACGGATACAGACATTAGTATCTCCGGCGGCGGTAAAAGTTCGAGCCGGGTCGAGTGAGATATATTGTCGGAGTCCCTCTTGTGCGTTTGTCCGGATCGTCCGGTTTTCCATCGTGATTCTCGTCATACACATAATTGATATTTACGTCCATCTCTTCCTTGTAGAGTCTGTAATGTTCAGAACTAAGATCGAGATAGCGACCGTTTGATTGACCGAGAGAGGAATGAAAGTCTCTAAATATGAGATAGAGAGAGAGATGTCGATGAGCCTCGAAGAACGCCTCGGGAGACATCATGAGGTATTCATATCCCATCCCTCGATTGCGGATTCTCCTCAAGATTTGATACCATGCATCATCGATGTATTGTTGATACGATGTCATCGAGGAGGGACGTACATTATCGAGATCGCTATAGGTCGCCGTCAAGTCTATGTCGGAGACTACAGGATACAATCTCTTTCGTACGAGAGCGCACATTCTCCGAAAGATAAACTCATCTCCGGAGATTGTGATTGTCCATTCCTGGACATATCCTTCTCCGAGATCTTCGGAATCCTTGAGAGATTCGGCCGAATGTGTATATGTAACCGTTCCGGAAGGGTTAATCGTAGCTACTCCATCCGTTACAATCTCCGAGCCGGTCGGTTTCATTAACGTATATTTACCGGCTGTCGGTACGATTTGAGAGCCGTCTCGGTATATTTTGAGAAAGGTCTCTTGTGCTCGACCTCTTTCCAGAAGCTCGACGGCTCGTATTTGTGCGGCGTATGGAGTAGATAGTGACATAATTAAGCCTTGATCATTACTCGCCAGGCGTTACTCTCGCTAACGAGTAAAACAGCCTCATTCGTCGATAATGTCCCTTGTACTGTCGCGCCCGAATGGTCTTCTACTCTCAAGGTTTGAGTACTTCCGGAAAAAACGCGAATACAAAAAATTGCCCCGTTCTTGGGATTCGGGAGAGTTATAACCGCCTCGGCTGCTGTCGCAACTGTGTAAATTTGAAATGTTGAATCTTTATATGTTAAAGTTTTGTCCACAGTTAAATCTTGTTTATTTACTCCTCCCTTCAGGACAATGTGACGGGGTATATTAAACTCTGCTTTATCGGTGAAAGCCATTATTTCTCCTGTTTTCGGTCGTATCGCTCGAGATGTTTCTCCACAACTCGCCGCGCTTGGTCATGTGTTAGATTTGGGTTTGATTGACGGACTCGAGCCGCAACTCGATTTAGAGCGGAGCGTTTCTTATCATTTGACATATGCATCTCTCCCGGATCTCGATACATTCGAGATTGCTCTTTTGGTGTCCTTGTATACTTGTTGTTTTGTCTTGAGTCGTATCGCTACCTCGGGGATATGCTGATCTCTCTCGAGTCTCGACATCGAGCGATTCAGTTCGATCAATAGGAGTTCTGCAATCTTCGGATGTGGAGGGGATAGATGTCCATCCACTATGAGAGATCTTCTCCAATCATCGTATCCGGATTGATCGAAATGTTCTATCATTCGACGGCCGACTTTCTCTATGGAGATCCATCTCGTTGTGTGATAGCTCCCCTTGTGCGCCGGATACACTCGAAGATAATCGAGTCTTTTCGCATCAAGGAGGGTCCAACCCTGATCGATCATTGATGTACGCATAATCGAGGAGTCTATTCGTCCGGATACAACTCGAGTTCCATTCACTCCGGGCTCCTCGAGGATTGAGGAGAGCATAGGAAGGAGAAGAGGAGTCGAGACCTTTTTCTTTTTGCCTTCAATCGATATTGTGCTCTCAAATACTACCAATTCCCAATTCTCCGGATTGTGTGCAAGAAAGAATCTCGAGTTCTTCTTTTTGGGTATTCTTGTGTTTATACTCTGCTTTTCTTCCCACGGTTGGGCGAAAGAGTCATAGGTTGTCATGTTGTCTCCTTATAGTAAAAAGGGCGTCGGAGACTGATACAAGGAGACTACAAACATCAGCCTCCGACATATCAATCATTAACGCTTAGAAAGTACTTTTACGCCTTTCGCATCCTGAATTTTCGCTACTCCCATGTACCCATGACCCACGATAAAGGTCTTAGCCGACATTGGACGCCGATCAAATTCCACAATACACTTGCCCATCTGCATTAAATCCGCGCTTCCGGGTATGTTCTGAGGAATTCCATCGACATAACCGAGAGCCATCGGAGAGAGGAGATAGTTGTCATATCCGGCGGAGCCGTTTTCGGTCACGTGTGCGGAGCGGTAGACATCTACGCCGAATAATGTACCGGCGAAATTCTCGGATTTAGCTTCGAGCATAGAGGCGGAAGATTGCATCCTTGAGACTGCGTTTCCGGTCTCATTACGGAGACTGTCTTGAAGCTGTGTTAAGGCCAAAGGCGAGAGAACCATAGCATAAGCACCGGGAGCCCCTACAGCAAGACCGCCAAGATTTGCTGCTTGCTCAATCTTGAATATTGCGTTGAAAAAATCATCTACTGAGAGAGTGGTTGTGTTCGCTCCGGCGGTTGCTGTAAATCCGGATGCCGCCGCACATGTCAATTCGGCGAATCTTGTTTCATAAGATCCGGCGATCGATTGAGCGATACGAAAAGGATTTATGTCCGGGGAGCCTGCGAGACCGGTCATCCCGGCGAGATCGTCCATCTCGTAAATGATGAATTGGCGCGCCGCCGCTATGTCTGCGGAGTCGATTGTGAGAGCGGTTGTATTTGCGGATTCGTCCGAAATCTCGGAGACGGCCGCGCTCATGCTATCATATCCATCAAGTCCAGCGAGACGAACCCTCACTGTATCGCTCCCAAGGCCGTTTATTGATCCTTGATAGCTTATCAAGCCCGTGTTTCGAAGGTTTGTCGAGTCTTTCAAGAGGAGGTTTATCTCTTGAGAGATCATAGCTGAGAGTCTTAATTTGTCGACCAATCCACCGGAAAGGGCGACATTGTCGAAAGTAATCGGTTTGGTTGTAGCCATCACGGCTCCTATGTATAAAGGGTTTCGGTGTGTCTCCGGGCTCTCTGCTTTTCCCGGTGCGACCGTACCCAATATTTTTATATTATATCATAAATATACGGAGTGCAATATGATTGTAGAGATAATCGCTCGCAAAGAGGGCGGATCGTTCGTCTTTCTACCTCGGAGGACTCGAGGGAGAAGTGAGGAAGTAAAACGACGACAAAGGGAAGTATGCGATTTTCTCATGGGTACCTCAAAAGAAGAAAAGAAGAAAGGGGAGACCGAGAAGATCTCCCCTCAATTAACTCTCAATTTCGATTAGTGGAAAAACCAAACAATCAGAGAGTCAGCGTTCGCGAGAGCCGATCCGAATGTGAGTCTGCACACTCCGGATGAGCCTCCGGTGATAGCTACACTAAATTCATCATTATCCGCCGGAGTATCTCCGAGAGCACTCATGTTTCGAATAGATAGACCATTCTTGAACACGAGGACACTATTCGCCGCATTGCTCGGAAGAGCTACGGAGAGATCGATCGTTGTTGTAGATGAACCGGAGATCTGGAACCCTTCTTGCTTAAAGGTGACTCCCAATTTTGCGGCCGAAACGCTCGAGTCTGCAAGTTTACTAGAATTTACGCTTGCGTTCGCGAGAGCACTTGTCCCCACGGCTCCACCGGCGATCTTATTCGAAGAAACGCTAGCATTACCGAGAGCATCGGAATCGATGACACCGGCGGAAAACATAGCCGAGTCATTTATCGCAGAATTAGCGATTTGAGCCGCTCCGACGCTATCATTCGCCAATTTTGCTTGCGTAATTTGAGCGTCTCCGACGTGGCTTGTCTGTACAACAGCAGATCCCAATTTTCCGGAAGTGATACAAGCATCTTGTAATTTTACAGTGCTGACTTGTGCATTACCGATCTTCGCTTCGATCACGGAATCGGACGCCAATTCGGTACTACCAATCGCTCCAGAAATTACTTGAGCCGCGCCGACACTGTCATTCGCGAGTTTCGCTTGCGTAATTTGAGCATCTCCGACGGCCGCCGTCAACACACTAGCCGATCCCAATTTTGCGGAAGTGATAGCTCCGTCATTTATTTTTGGAGTCGTTACGCCATTTGCAGCGATAGAGAGATCATTTCCTGTACGAGCAAGTCCTCCCGATACAGTGATGCTATCGGATCCGGCTCCTTGGAATTGTGTCCATGTAATATTATCCGTTCCTACATTCGGATCGGTCGCATTCGTGCACACATAAGATTTTTGTCCATTTGTACCGGCTAGAACATAGACGGCCGCTCCGGGGAACTCACTCGCGACATTCATGTCCTCGGCTCGAGCCGCTGCGTTTCCACTTCCTTTATAGAGATACACTCCATTCTCATCGGCCGAACTTTGCGACTTGAGGAGGAATCTGTCGTCAGTGCTTAAACTTTGGGAGTCTATGCTCGCCGGGAGGTTTGCAATGTCAATATTGGAATCGGGAGCACATTTAACGGCTTTCTTCCAGTGCGATCCCTGAGCAACGGAATCGACATATTGCTTAGAACTTGCATCATTTGCATTTGTGGGAGTGGTTACTACTCGGACGGTTCCGGAAGTAAAATCGAATGTATCGGTCAAGTCCAATTTCGCCGCCGCGATTGAGCCGGCCAATTTCTGATTGGTGATTTGAGCATCTCCGACGGCGGAAGTAACAACCGAACCTGCTCCTAATTTACTGGAAACCACGGAACCATTAGCTAGCTTCGCATCCGTTACACTGAGAGCCGCGAGAGCACTTGTTCCAATCTCTCCACTACCTACCTTGTCGGCGGTTACTGCATCGTTTGCAAGGGCTGCGGTCGCGATAACACCATTCGAAAAGAAAGAAGATGTATCGAGAGCACCGGTCGCGATAGAGGAAGATGTGACACTAGCCGATCCCAATTTTGCGGAAGTAATTGCTCCGTCATTTATGGCCGAACTTTGAACGGCATTAGCCGCCAATTTCGCGGCTACAATCGCCGCATTGGCGATTTGATCGCCTTTAATTTGAACTGAACCCATAGGTTTTTTTCTCCAAAGAATATTATATAAACATGTTTATGTGTAGTCTCCTTGTTAAAAAATCTTATGTCACCTCTTCGAGGATCACATGTACATCCGCATTTCCTGAGCTCGATTGTACAAAGAGAGACGAAGCTCGATTCGATCCCTTTCCGAGTCGGATAATCAAGAAATTATCGCTCGGAATAAATGCGTAATTGGTGGCGATATTATCTCCCTCGGTAAATCCTTGCTGTGCAAGATAAAGTTTTTTACCTTGTGCTCCAATCGATACTTGGTTGCACGCGCTCGGGAGTAATATCTCTACGCAAGCATTATCAGGTACGGTAGAGATTAGTTTAAATGCAGGATAGACATTGAGAGATCTATAATCTTCGGCCATGTTTCCTCCTATGAGGGGATATAATCGACGGTTAGATAATCGCCGACTTGAGGGGTAAAGTTGAGATTAAAAGAGGTCGCGTTCGTCTCCGAGAATGTCTCTCCGGAGACTTGTCGAACTCCATTATAGTACACTCGGAGAGAGCCGGATGAGTAATTTTCGGGAATTGTGAAACCCGTTCTTTCGCCGTTAATCTGAGATGTGAGATTCGCCTTTTTCATATTTGACGCTCCTCCCTCCGATATGGCAAATGCAAAACGAAAAGCCATATCATCTATCCTTGTCTCCGATTGCGTAATTTCCATGCCTGGACGACCTTGTCTCGGTTCGCCGCATAAAATTCCGGATCTTTGAGGGCACGATCGAGAAAGCCGGGAGTATCGGGAGCCGGTATGGCTCCGACATTCGATCGAGGAGGAGCCGATCTCTCTTCTTTTGGTGATTCCGGAGCCGGAGATGTCTTTATCTCTTCTTTTGGAGAATCTTCTTGAG